ACCTGGTTCTGGCAAGTCTTACTTTGCGCAGAAGATGCGGGAGCATATAGATCTGTTGTATGTCTCTCGCGATGCAGTTCGACTGTCCATCATCAAGGATGATGAACATTACTTTTCCCATGAGAAGCAGGTTTTCAATCGTTTCGCGCAGTTGGTGTATAACGGACTGACCAACGATCAGGATGTGATTGCAGACGCCACTCACTTGAACTTTCCCTCTCGCCGCAAGCTGGTAACTGCACTGGAGAAGCTTGGTCTGTTTACTAAGGACTATTATATAGTCTATGTGGTAATGAAGACCCCGATGGCCACTTGCGTCGAGCGCGATGCCAAGCGGACTGGCCGAGCGCATGTAACCGAAGAGGTTATCCGTGATTTTGGACGGAACTTCCGCGTACCTACGCGTGCAGAGTTTGACAATGTGATAGGAGTGTGTACTGTAAAATGAGTGAGATTTTCTTCACCAGTGATACTCACTTCAATCACAATCAAGAGTTTGTCTACGGGGCTCGTGGATTCGACAGCCCCGTAGAGATGGGAGAAGCTATTGTTGAACGTTGGAATGCTATTGTTTCCCCCGAAGATACCATTTATCATCTTGGTGATTTTGCTTTTGGCAGGGTTAATAGTCCTGAGTTCGAGTCTACTCTTAGACTGATCCGCCAACTAAATGGCAATATCATTTGGATTACTGGTAATCATGACTCTAATCATAAAATTAGAGCTTTGTGGGATGTGTGCCCTACTGAAAAGACAAATAACCATATTTACTTTCCTATATGGGCGCACCAAGTTAAGATAGGTAAATTCACTTTTTATCTGTCTCATTATCCTACGCTGACTGCCAACTTTGATGATAAGCATTTTAGTCAGCACGTAATTGCCCTTCATGGGCATACTCATCAAACTAAGAACTTCCTCTTTCCTGATAACCCTTTTTGTTATCATGTTGGAGTTGACAGTCATAATTGCACACCAGTACATGTCGATGAAGTTTTGTCTGATGTGCGCAACCGTTGGAATGAGTTGGGGATGAACACCCCGCTCTTGAACACCGCAATGCGGTAAGAGGAAAAGGAGAAAATTGAATATGTTTGGAACGATTGTTGGAATTGCTGTTCCGGTTATCGTCGTCATCGCACTCATTATACTCGCCTTTACGAGTTATGTGAAGGCGCCGCCTGATCAAGCGTTCTTAATCAGTGGACCTCGAAAAGACATCAAGGTCATTTCTGGTCGTGCTGGTTTCAAGGTTCCTTTCGTCGATCGTCTCGATAAGCTATATCTTGGCATTATCGGAGTTGATGTAAAGACCAAGAGCGCCGTTCCTACAGCAGAGTACATCAATGTATTCGTTGATGCTAATGTCAATGTAGCTGTTGGCAAGAGTGATGCAATGGTACGCATTGCCGCAAAGAACTTCTTGAATCAAAAGGCTGATGTAATTAGTAAAAAGGCCCAGGAAGTTCTGGAAGGTAATATGCGTGAAATCGTCGGTCAGATGCGACTGACTGAAATGGTTTCTGACCGTAAGCAGTTTGCTGAGAAGGTTCTTGAAAACGCTGTTCCTGATATGGAGAAGCTGGGCTTGGAGATTATCTCTTTCAATGTTCAGAACTTCAAAGATGAAAATGGCGTAATTGATGACCTTGGTATTGACAACGTTGAGCAGATCAAGAAGGCTGCGGCGATCGCTAAGTCCGATGCCAAGCGCGACGTTGCCAAGGTCGAAGCTGAGAACCAGCGCATCGCCAATGAAGCTCAGGTTGAAGCTGCTACGAAGATCGCTGAGCAGAATACTGCTCTTGATATCAAGACTGCTGAACTGAAGAGTCAATCTCAGGTAAAGCAGGCTGCTGCTGACATGGCATATGACATTCAAAAGGCTGACCAGCAGAAGGAACTGGATGTCGCTCAGACGAATGCAAAGATCGCTCAGGCTGAGAGAGAAACCGCTCTAAAGGCCCAAGAGATCGAGCTGAAGGAGAAGGAACTGGATGCGATCGTACGCAAGAAGGCAGATGCCGATCTATACGCGACGCAAAAGGCTGCTGAAGCAGACCTTGCGAAGCGTCAGCGTGAAGCAGAAGCCAAGGCATATGAGCAAGTTAAGAAGTCCGAAGCTGCGAAGCAGGCTGCTCTTCTTGAAGCTGAAGCGCGTAAGGCTATGGCTGACGCTGAAAAGTACGCTGCTGAAGCTGAAGCAGCAGGTATCGCTGCAAAATATGCAGCAGAGGCAGAAGGTATCCGTGCCAAGGGGTTGGCTGAAGCTGAAGGTATCGACAAGAAGGCCGAAGCTCAGAAGAAGATGGGTGAAGCTTCAGTCCTCGAAATGTATTTCGACATGCTGCCCAGTGCTATCCGCGCCGCGGCGGAGCCCATGCTGAATGTTGATAAGGTTGTTCTGTACGGCGATGGCGCTCAAACCAAGCTGATTCAGGATACCATGAACACCACCACGCAGGTAATTGACGCCATTAAGGAGAGCACTGGCATTGACCTGGCTCAGGTTATCGGCTCTTACATTGGCGCCAAAGCTGCCGATAAAGAATAAATCTCAAAACTCTGACAGGCTGACTTGATTTTCAAGTCAGCCTTTTTATTGTACAATTTTTTTCCAGCGTAAGCGGTCGTTGCTCGCCAAAAAATCGCCCAGGGTAATTTTTTGAGCAAAAGGGTCTAAGTTGACTTTTCGTAAAAATTATTCTATAATATGTATATAGTGAAGCAAAGGAGAAGAATTATGCTGACAGATACACATGTAAAGTTTAGTTATGATACCGATAAGCACATGACAACCTGCACACGAAGCGTCCATAACAAGATTTATATTGGACATTCACAGTGCCATCCTCATGATTATGATTTTGAATCTAAATTAGTTGGACAGCATTATGCTTATACACGTAGTATGATCCGCGAAATGTGCGCTCTACGTGATGAGTATAAAGTTCAGCTTAAAACTCTAAAGCATGTATATAATATTTTTGAGCAGAACCCATCAGTCGATAAGAACTCTATCGAGTGCATGACAATGCGGCGCCAAATGAGATTACTTGAGCGAGACATTGACGAAATGAAAGATCTAATTTCTGCTACAAGAAAAGACCTTCGAACCACTATGCTAGAGAAAGATAAGCTGTATGATAAGTTGCGCGCCAAAAGGGCATCAAGTAGCGCTAACAGCTAACGCACTTATTTATCTCTGTAAATTGCCAGAACGAGAATTTGTCAATCTGGCATCAATGTTTGATAAAGTATGGGTTCATTGGCCCACAGTAGTAGAAATGCTAAAAGAAAAATACATAGAGGGTAATACTGAAGTGCGCACTATCCTAAATTTATGGGATGGTGGTGCTATTTTAGAATTACCCGGCGATGCTGAACTCCCAGCTATTGCCGCACTAAATAATACGCCAGGATATGAAGATAATGTTTCTGTCTATTGTGCGACTTTTGGTGAATATGTAGAATTACGAAAAACATATGGGCAAGAAGATATAACTTATTTCAGGAGGACTTAATATATGCTTGAAGACTTAGTTGCTCTACTTGATACTTCATCTATTGATCCTGCAACATATTAGTATTTTGATAAATTACTAAATGAACGCACTATTATTTTTAATCAAGAGGTTGATGAAAAGATTGTAGAGCGTGTGGTAATTCCACTTTTAGATTTTGAAAAGGACAATAGTAATGATCCAGTAACTCTAATATTTGCTACTGTTGGCGGTAGTGTAAGTGATGGATTTGTATTGTGTAATATTATAGACCAATATAAAAAACCACTCAATATTATTGTACTTGGATACGCAGCCAGTATGGGAACCATTATGTTAGCTGCTGGTGCAAAAAACCCTAACGTCACTCGTAAGTGTTATCCATTTACATATGCTCTGTTACATGCTGGGAGTACTGCTTTTAGCGGTGAGTCTCTTACTGTACAGGACACATTGGAGTTTAACAAACGAGTAGATGAAAAGGTAAAGAAATTCATTTGCTCCCACACCAATGTTTCCGAAGAAGAATATGCTCAACATGAACGCAAGCAATGGTTTTTAGATGCGGATGATATGTTGAAGTATGGCTTCATAGATGAAATTATTGGCAAGGAAGAAGATGAGTCTATTGTTAATGAATAATCCTTGTTTCTATGATACCTCCGCACTTCTTGCTGGTAAAGAATTGGAACCAGATAGTTTCATTTCTCTTGTTATATTTGAAGAGTTAGAATAGATAAAAACATCTGCTACAAAAGATGCGACAATTAAATATAAAGCCAGAGCGTTAGTGCGTTATCTTATGGCACACCAGTGGAGCAATTCAGAATGTCCTGGATGGTCCACTACTGGTGTTTCAGATTATAGTATACGAACCTTCTTGAGAATGAGAAGACAAGAGGTAACCAATGATAATAAGTTGATTGCCGAAGCAGTATTATATGCGCGCAAGATAAAGGATCAAGTAAATTTCTTTACCGCAGATGCATGTCAATATTTAGCTGCATGTCAATATCAAAAAGAATTAGTAGTTACCTATTACAATGAAACAAATAAATAGGAAAACCTATGGAAAGGTTATCAAGATATTTTCCTCACAGATGATGATGTAAATACTTTTTATTAGCATCCAGAGATTAATACTTTTAGTTTGGCAATAAATGAATATGCTATTTTGTATCATAATAATGAATAGATAGATATAATAAAATGGAACGGAGAGAAGTATCAATCTCTAAAATATAAAGACTTAAATACTGATTATTTTGGTAAAGTAAAACCACTAAATATTCAACAAAAAATGTTTTTTGATTTACTCCAAGATAATAATATTCCATACAAACTTGTGCGAGGTTAGTATGGATCCGGTAAAACATTTCTCGCTCTTGCACATGCCTTACATTTTATAAAAAGTCATAAATATGACAAAATCATATTCATAAGAAATAATGTGGATGTCGCTGGTTCAAAAGACTTAGGCGCTTTACCAGGTGAATAGTTTGATAAGTTATTACCTTTCATCATGCCTCTTGCTGACCATCTGGGCTCGGTGGATATGCTAAGAGACTACGTCATGCAAGACATTATCGAACCTGTTCATTTAGGATATTTGCGCGGACGCAATTTTGAAAACTCTATTATCTTAGTTGATGAAGCCGAGAATTTAACTACAGATAATATTAAGCTTATTACAGGTCGTGTAGGTAAAAACAGTACATTGTGGGTCTTGGGTGATGAAAGTCAGACTGATTCTGATATTTTTCGCAAGAACAGTGGTATCGCTTCACTATTACATAGTTTGCGCGATGAACCTTTATTTGGTACTATTGAATTATAGAAATCAGAACGTAGCTCTGTAGCACAGCTTGCGGCTAAAATAAAATAAGAGGTATAATATGAACTGGAAAGATTTAGTTCCAAATTGTATTTTACTTACTGGTAGTGCTGAATATAAATTATTACCTGATGGTATTAGATTAACTGAAGATGGCGTTATATTTTTAGTTATGGATCAAAACAATTTTGTCCAAGAAATTAACGCAAATGAAGTTATTATGATTCGACCACCAGTTGTAGAATCTCCTTATTCTATTGATGATGAGGAGGTATAAAAAGAGGAAGGTTATACCTTCCTCTTTTGTTGCTAATTGTAGAGTTGAAAATTAAAAAAATATATGTTATAATATATATGAAAATAAAGAAAGGATAGATATTATGCAGATAAAAGCTGGACAACGGGTTTGTTGGAAACATAAAGATGACACATATCATTACGGTGACTTGTTGCCTGGTGGTGCCAATCTTACAGAAGATGGACTTAAATTCTGTATTGATGACAAAGTTTCACATTTATGTGATTTTGTTCCTTGGGATTTAATTTATTTTAATAGCCATAAACGTGATATACATGGTGATTTTTTCTCATTTAAACATTGGATTGAAGCACTTGAATCTGGATATATTACTGATTATGATGGAAGTGCTTCGTTTACTGATGGAAAATATACTTATGCGCAACATGAATTAGATCCTTTTAATATAAGTAGAGATACTGTAAATATTTACAAGAATTTTACAGGAGTTTTGTTTTATGGTAAATGATTATGGCGTAAAAGATATAAGAACCCTTGAAGGAATGGAAGCTATACGTACTCGTCCAGGTATGTATATTGGTTCTATTGGTACAGAAGGTATTTGGCAGATAACTTTAGAGATTATATCTAATGCAATAGATGAATATTTAGTAGGTGCCTGTGATAAAATATCTATTACTCTTGATGGGCCTCGTGTTATCGTAGCTGACAATGGACGCGGCGTCCCCTTTGGTAAAAATGATGAAGGCGAAGAAGTCTTGGTTAATATTTATACTAAGTTGCATACTGGCGCTAAGTTCGATAGCGATGGCAATACTGGCTATAATACTTCTGGTGGTATGAATGGCGTTGGCGCAAAAGCAACTAACGCGTTATCTTCATTCTTCTCAGTTGAAAGCTATCGTGATGGCAAGAAAGCATATGCTTTATTTGCACAGGGCGAATTAGTTAAGTATGAAGAAACTAAAAATACTGAGAATAAACGAGGAACTGTCGTTCAATTTATTCCAGATCCCGAGATTTTCAAGGATGTTGATACTGAAGCAGATTATAATAGGGTAAAGAAACAACTTTGGGAACTTGCATATTTGTCTCCCGGTCTTCGTTTTTCCCTTTGGTATCAAGGCAACACTGAGCAAATAGAGAGCAAAAATGGTCTTCTCGATTATCTGGATACCCTTTGCTCTGACAAAGAACAAATTACAACTCCTTTTTACGCGGAGAATATAGAAGATCGTATCAAAGTAAGGGTGGCAATGCAGTATGTTAATAACTACTCTGATACCTATCGTCTTTTTACCAATAGTATCCCTAATAGCAGCGGAACTCATCTCACAGGCTTTCGAACTGCACTCACACAATCAATTAACACTTATGCAAGAGCTAAAGGATTACTTAAAGACAAAGACAGTAACTTCACAGGAGACGATCTCAAAGAGGGATTACTTCTCGTTTTGAGTTTGACTATGCCTGATCCAGTGTTTAGTGGTCAGACAAAAGATAGTTTAACTTCCGCGGAAGGTCGTACTGTTGTTCAAAGACTATGTTCGCAAGCATTAATTAATTGGTTTAATGCTAATGAAAAAGATGCAAAAGCAATAATCAATAAAGCACTATTAGCAAGAAAAGCAAGAGAAAGTGCTAGAAAGGCTAAAGAAAATGTTCGTAACGTATCTGCAAAACACAGCCGTATCACCTTACCTGGGAAGTTGGCTGATTGCAGCTCAAAAAACAGGAACCTTTGCGAAGTCTTTATCGTGGAAGGTGACAGTGCGGCTGGGAGCGCCAAAGAAGCACGCGACAGAAATACCCAAGCAATTCTCCCGATTCGAGGAAAAATTCTCAACGTCCTCAAATGCGATCTAAATAAGGCAATGTCCAATGAAGAAATCAAGAGTATGATTCTTGGATTTGGATTACAGGTTAATGGAAATAAAATCGTATTAGATGAAAGTAAATTAAGATATGGTAAAATTATTATCATGGCTGATGCTGATGTTGATGGTGACCATATTCGAACTTTGTTTCTTACTTTCATTTGGAAATTCTGTCCTGAGTTGATCACTAAAGGATATATTTATGCCGCAGTTCCTCCTTTGTATCGCATCATCAAAGGTAAAAATTCATTCTATCTTAAAGATGATGCAGCATTGAATCAGTATCGCGCAGAACATCCTGGTGGAGGATATGAATTACGTCGATTTAAGGGACTTGGTGAGCAATCAGTTGATGAATTAGCTGAATCTACTATGGCTCCTGCCAATAGAACATTAAAACAAATTACAATGGATGATATAACGGCTGCGGCTAATACATTTACTGCACTTATGGGTGAAAGTGCTTCATTAAGAAAAAAGTTTATTGAGGAGAATGCTCATAATGCAACGATTGACGTGTAAAAAAATATTCGGCCACTTGCGGACAGTTATCACCCACCGCAAGTGGGTTCGTTATTATTGTATTCTCGCAGGTATTCCATGGCGTGGAATCAAGCACGATTTGAGTAAATATTCACCAGTTGAATTTTTTGAATCTGCTCGCTATTGGACTGGTAAAGGAACTCCTATTAACAAAATAAAAGAAGAACAAGGCGTTTCATATGCGTGGATGCACCACAAAGGACGCAATAGCCATCATTATGAATATTGGATGGATAACTTTGATGATGGCGGTGTACCACGTCTTATGCCTAAAAATGATTTTGTTGAAATGGTATGTGATATGCTAGGTGCAAGTTATGCATATACCGGCAATAAAGATGGAAAAGTTATTCGTCGCGCAAGACAATACTGGATTGATCATGTAAATCGTGGTTGCGCGATAAATCTGCAAAATAAAATAATGTTAGATATAGCCTTCCATGATTTAGCTATTGCAGAAGCTAATATGTTAAAAGATGGCAGTAAACGAAATCCTCATATTAGTTCTCCAGAAGAACTATTGGCAACTGGATATTTACAGCAAATATGGGAAGCGAATAAGGAAGAGAATAATGATTGAGATATATACTGATGGCAGTAGTATGAAATCACGATCTGGTTGGGGATTTGTTGCAATAAAAGATGGAGATATTATTGCTCAACAAAGTGGTCAATCTGTTGCTGGAATGACGAACCAACAGATGGAGCTTATTGCTGCATATGAAGCACTTCATTGGTGGGAGAATGAACATGATATATATGATGATGTTGTCATTCTTAGTGATAGTGCTTATCTTATAAATTGTTATGTTGAGCGATGGTATGATAATTGGGAAAATAATGGATGGAAAAATAGTAAAAAAGAACCTGTCGCTAATAAAGAATTATGGGAAAAATTATTGCCTTATTTTAAAAATAGACAATGCTTTTTTCAAAAGGTAAAAGGACATTCAGGTCATGTATTTAATGAATTAGCCGATAGATTAGCCACAGGAGCAATATCTCAGCATACTGATTTGACAAGAGATAAAAATGATGATATTATTAATATAAAGTTAAGTGAAATTCTTGTAGATTATTCTATGAAGAAATTTCCTGTAAAAGAAACAATAGATAGAATAAAAGAAGTAATGAGAGGTTATAATGGATAATATTATTCAAGTACCAATAGTCGATGAAGTAGAGAAATCATTTCTTGACTATTCTATGTCTGTTATTACCGATCGAGCAATTCCTTCGGTAGAAGATGGAGTAAAACCTGTCGTTCGCCGCATTCTTTATGATATGCTCGATAAGGGTTTAAAAAATAATGGAAAATATGTTAAGTGCGCGACACCTGTTGGAGATACCATCTCTCGATTTCATCCGCATGGTGATAGTTCAGTATACGGCGCACTTGTGGGTATTTCTCAACCCTGGAATATGCGTTATCCATTAATTGACTTTCATGGTAATAATGGCAGTCGAGATGGAGATGGCCCAGCTGCATATCGTTATACAGAATGTAAATTAAGTAAGATCGCAGAAGCAACAATGGATGGTATTCATAAAGATACCGTTGATTGGATGCCGACATTTACGGAGGATGAAAATGAGCCTGTGTATCTCCCTGGGCGATTCCCTAATCTATTGTGCAATGGGACTACTGGCATTGCCGTTGCTATGGCTTGTAGTTTTGCTCCTCACAACTTATCTGAAGTAATGGATGCGGCAATTCATTATTTGAATAATAAAGGATGTAGTATAGATGATCTTCTCCAGTTTGTCAAAGGTCCCGACTTCCCTACAGGTGGAACGATTATCAATGGACGGGAGTTGCGTGGAGCGTATACCAGTGGTAAAGGTAAAGCCCGCATACGCGCCAAGTATGTTGTGGAAAAGAATAAAGCTGGAACCGAAGCTTTGGTCTTTACTGAAATCCCATATAAGGTATCAAAAGAAACTTTGGCAAACGAAATTGATACCTTATGTGAAGAAGGAAAAATCTCTGGCATCACTGAAATCCATGATGAGAGTAACAAAGAGGGAGTTCGTTTTGTTCTTATGCTTCAGAAAGGAGCGTCTGCAGACGTACTTGCTACTCAATTGTTTAAACTCACAGACCTCGAAACGACATACAACATAAATCAAGTCGCTCTTGTAAATAAAGTACCTAAACAGCTTTCTTTGTTAGATATAATTAAATATTATGTTGAACATCAGGAAGATGTTTATCGCCGCAGGAATGAATTTGAACTCAAAAAAATAGATGATCGCATTCATATTCTTGAAGGATTAAGCAAAGCTTATGAGTATCTTGATGCGATTATTGCTGCGATTAAACGGAGTGAAAACAAAGCTGCGGCAAAAGAAGAACTAAAAAAACAGTGGCGTTTTTCAGATAAGCAAGCTGATGCAATATTAGCAATGACACTGAGTCGTTTAGCTAATATGGAGCGGATTCAAATTCAAGATGAATTGGTCGATAAAGTAAAACAACATCATCTAATTTTTACGAGATTAAATAGTCCCAGTAAATTTGCGGAAGATTTGACTACAGAATTAACTTCTTTCAAAAATCAATATGGTGATGCTCGTAAAACAGAAATTACTCATATTGAAGTTTCAAAAGAAGAAAAAGAAGTAGCACAGATTACTCCAGAAGATTGCGTTGTTATTCTAACCGAAGCTGGTAATGTAAAGAGAATTACTACCACCAGTTTCAAGCGTCAGCGCCGCAATGGCAAGGGCGTAAAAACTCAAGATGATATTACAAAAGCAAGTATAACTACTAACACCGTTGATGTGCTTTTGGTATTTACGAATTATGGGAGAGTTTACCGTTTGCCTGTAGATGATATACCAATGGGTACTAATTCCAGTCGCGGTATCTCTATTAACAGTCTTGTTTCTATGGAGCCAGGAGAAGAATGTATCATATGCACAAGCATGGTACGAAATGAAACAAATTCTGAAAAGTGTATTTGGTTCGCCACGAAAAATGGATTAATAAAAAAGACCAATCTAAAAGAATATGCTGGCGTCAAGCGCAAAGGCGGTGTACAAGCTACTAACTTGCGTGAAGGCGATAGTATTGTCAGTGTTTGGATTGGCGATGACAGTGATATTGTAATGATATCACAGGAAGGTATGGTGATTCGCTTTGCGGGCACAAGCATTACGGCTACGGGCCGCGGTTCAACAGGCATACAAGGAATTAAGTTAGGAGCAACTGATTACGCAAGTGTGGCCTGTCAGATCCAATCTGGTAAGAGACTTTTGGTAGTTTATCAGAATGGATGCGGAAACAAAATAGATGAAACCGAACTCACGCGGCAAAATAGGGCCGGCAAGGGAGTTAAGTTAGGGGGAGCAGGAATTAGTAAAGTCCAATCCGCAATTACCCTTAACGATGATGATATGGTCTTGGTCTCCGGAGACAAAACAAGCATCTGTTTGGATGCCCAAGATATCAAACTTGGAGCAAGAACTAATGCTCCAGTAAAACTGATAAAAGATAATAAAATTGTATCAATAGCGAGGGTATAAAATGGTTACAAAATTAATTAGTTTTAAAGATTTCAATAGAAATAGCATTTATCATACGACAAGCACTGCAACAGAACATACTGATTTAATTCATCAGTATGGTTCTGTATTGTGGGGTCAATTTTCTACAAATGGGCAAGATGACAATTTATCTAAACGAGCTTATATAGAAATGAATAATCACGGTGAAGGATGCACTGTTTATGCTCTTGATCGCAATTCTATGTTACTTAAAATGAAAGTAGATAGAGTTTTAACAAAAGCAGAAGTAAAAGATGAAAAATTAGAATATTTAATCCCTCAATATTATGGCATTGATATGCCGGTTCATTGTTATTTTCAAATTTCTGAGATTTTAGCTCTTGATCCATCTCATGCGCATAATTTAATTCATGCAAATTCTTTACGATTGGTAGATAGCTATACTGTTATACGCATTAATGGAACTGCACCTTGGAATGTCCGAGAAGTTGAAATAGAGGATAATCAATTAATTAATCCTACAAATATTTTTCAACCTTCTCCTGCATTAAAAGCTATTCCAAATAAACTTTATATAAATCCGCCTCAAGATCAAATTTGGTGTATTTATAGAATTTATCATAAAAATGTTAAACAATTTCCTCATTTACAGTATGTAGGAGAAACTCATGATTTAGATAGAAGAATTAGTGAACATTTTTCTCCTACAAATTATTTGAGAGAAAAGAAAAAATATTTATATACTATTATGCACGCTTTTGGAAACGAAAATTTTACTTGGCAAATTTTAGAAGATAATATTCCAACAGAACTTGAAGCACGTAAGCAAGAAGCTTATTGGATTGAAGTTTATCATTCTTATTATGGAGATCAAGGATTAAATGAACGAAATGAGAGGAGATTTCTTAAATGAGTAATCCTCGTATTATTGAACCTATGAAAATAAATCGCATACCAGACGGGAAAGAAAATCTCTTCCCGTCTATATGTGCTTCTGGAGAGTATTTCGCTGAACTTAAAAAAGATGGTTATTGGTATATGTTTGAACGGGATGCCGATGGTGAAATGTATCTTTGGAGCAGAAATATATCAAAAACCACAGGTATTTTAACTGAAAAATCAGCAAATGTTCCTCATATAATGGAATGTTTTGAAACTATACCCAATGATACGATTATCATTGGTGAAATTTATTATCCTGGCAAGAGAAGTAAAGATGTTACTCCTATTATGGGAGCACTCCCCGCACTCGCTATAGAAAGACAAGCAGGAGAATATGGATATTTACGATATTATATTCACGATATTCTATACTATAACGGAGTTTCTCTCATTAATACCCGTGCGGATGTAAGATATGAAATTTTAAAACGAGTATATGAAAAGCACTCGCTTTTTAAGTATTCAATAGATGGTCATCCAACTATTGAACTTGCGGAACGAGTTGATGATAATATTCAAGAAGCTGTTGCAGCAGCTCTTGACGCAGGAGAAGAAGGAATGGTTCTAAAGAAAAGAACTGCACCATATACTCCAGGTAAACGTCCTGCATGGGATACAATAAAAATAAAGAAAACTGATACATGTGATGCGATTGTAATTGGTACATTACCTGCAACTAAATACTATGACGGTAAATTAGATGTGCAACCTAATTATGAAGGTAAAGATGCAAATCAATGGCCATATTGGGCAGTTTTCGTAACAGAACAAGAGCCAGGTGGACCTGAAACTAAGTTATTTCGTAAGGTTCCTATTGGCGAATATGATGTAGTTAAAGGCATTGGATTTAAAACAATGCCTGTGACAAAAGCATGGTACTATGGTTGGCCAACAGCCATAGAGATAGGAGCCTATGATGAAAGCACTAATTCTATCGTTCATATTGGCAGCGTAGCTAGTGGCCTTAGTGATGGCGATCGGGCTAGCCTCAAGGGATATGTTGGTAAAGTGTGCGAATTGGCGGGGATGGAAAAAGATCGAGAAGCGCACACGCTTCGCCATTTCCACTTCAAGCGCATCCGCGATGATAAAGTACCTGAAGATTGCACGTTGGCCAGTATCTTTGGTTGATAAACATAAAAAATTATTATATAATATGTTTGTAAGATGAAGAAAGGAAATGTCTTACCGTGACTAAAAAGCAGTTGAAGAAACTTGCAATGGACTTAGCTGATTTGGAATATACCATTCAAACCAGTGATGATTCGCAAAAAGTGTATGAAGCAAAAGAGAAGATGACGCATTTAACCGAAGCCGCCAACCTTGAGTTGGAAGATATGATTGCTCTTGATGAACTCATACAAAAAAATTTGCAATCTAAAAAATAATTTGGTATAATACATCCATGATAATAACTGATAGGCAAACCCTTCAGATTATTATGAATAAAAAAAAGAACTCAAACGAGTAAAAGGAGAGAAAATTATTATGGCAGCTATGAAGGAAAATACTAAGAAGGTTATTACTTATCTGCAGGGTCTGGGCAACGCTAATGTTACCGCGGCTGATGTCGCTGATGCGCTTGGTTTGGAGAAGCGTTCTGTTGATGGCATTTTTACCAGTGCCGTACAGCGCAAGACTTTGGGCTTCCGCGAAGAGGCTGAGATTGAGCTTCCTGATGGAACCCATCAGAAGGTTAAGTTCCTCCGTCTGACCGATGCTGGCAAGGCTCTGGACGTGAACGCTGATCCTGACGCTGAGTAAGTAAAGGAATAATGGGAGGGCTTCATCCCTCCCTTTTTCTGTATGATAATTAGTTATATTATCTTGACTGTTCTTATTGCAATTTTCATCTATATATCAATTACTTCTACCAAAAGAGTAGAAGTTCTTAGAAAAGAAGCAAATGATTGGTAGAATAAAATTGTTTCATATAGCAATAAAGAAATACAATTACAACAGTCAATTGCGCAATTAGATGATGAACGGCAAGAAATTCGTTCTAATGTCATTTATTTAGAACAGCGCAAATCGGATTTAACTAATGATATTAGTGCCAGTGCTCAGCAAGCAGAACAACTGAAACAATCATATGAATTGGCTGAAGAACAATATCGGCGCAATTATATGAATGAACGCAAGGATTGGGTAGAAGCTCGACAAGAAGAATACTTGCAAATGCAAGAAGATTTTGTCAAGCAATTTCGAGAAGAAAATCGCAAGAAATTAGATGCTGCTCAACAATTAGAACAAACTTTAACTACTTTACGAGAGAAAGTCAGTGCTGCGACTGCTCTTGAAAAAGCTCGTGCGGCAGATGAAAATTATGAACAATTCCATTCTTTACAAATACCTGAACAAGATCAATATGAAATTCATAGGATCAAAAATGCGGTGATTGGTGTATCAACAGTTGCGCAATCAGCGGTTGCTAAAGTTATATGGAAAGTTTATTATGAAAAGCCGTATACTGATCTAATTGGTAGAGTATGTGGATCAAATATCCTTACTGGTATTTATAAGATTACTTGCATAGAAAATAAAATGTGTTATGTCGGCCAAGCAGTAAATATCGCTGACCGTTGGAAACAACATATTAAGCGTGCTGTTGGTGCTGAAGAACGTACTAATAATAAACTTTATCCAGCGATGGATAAGATTGGACCTTGGAATTTTACTTTTGAAGTAATTGAAGAGTG